AAAACCAATTTATTATGCCACTACGTTACGAATACAAGAACCCGATGGGTAAAATGGTGATTGAGCAGAAGAACTGCGTCAACGGAGAGAAAAAACGGTTTACTATCCTTATCTGCGAGGCCAACTGTATGGCTGCTTTCATCCACATCAGCAAAAACGCCGAAGGGAAGGAGCAACACACGCTTTACATGTTTTTGATCGACAAGGCGCACGCAAGAAACATCGTCAAGGACTATGGCTCATTGTTCTGCGACAAGGTTGTCAGCATCGAACTGAACATGGCTTTCAGTGAATCGAAGCAACTTCTCGACGTGCTTGTCAAGAACGGCTACAAGGTGAAGTGCTACTACAAGAAGCCCGAGTAACACAATCTTCGGCGGTGTGGTCTGCACCACACCGCTGACAACTAACTTTATTAACTTAAAATTCAACCAATTATGGAAAAAGAAATTTATTCTGAAGTCCGTTGCGACTGTCTCAACGACGAGAACTTTTGGAGCGTAGACGCATGGCGTACCAGTGACGACAACGAGGAGGGCAAGGTAGTGGCCGTTATCCACGACAAGTCCGGAGACGTGTACTACATCGAGCCCGAAGCGAGGTTTTCACCAAGGGTCAAAGAGGTTGTCGATTCTATGGTCGATGAAATCCGCAGCAATAAGCCGTCGTTCAACGAACGCTACCAGGCTTTGGCGCAGGAGGAAATCGAAGACCTGCGCGACGCTCTGGAGAAAGCAGGCGGCAGTTACCGATTCGAGAACGCGTTCATCAAGGTGATTGCAGCCTTGGGCGGCTTTACCGAGGACTATGAATTCTGCATCGTCCGCAGCGCGGAACTCAATGACGATGGCCGCATCACCATCGAAGTGGAGGCGAACTACCAGACATACGACATCGACGCCGGTGACATACTGGAGAACCAGATCCACTACATCACCGAGGAAATCGAAGCGTAAACCATCATGTCTGCGAAGGAACAAACACCTTCGTAGACGCAATAAAACGAACGAAATTACGTTAGTTTATATATTATTTATAACCTTTTTAATCTCAAATCAATTATGTACAACACCGAACAAGACAGATTGCGTATTGAACAAGTTCTCAGCAGTTTCCGCATCGGATACAGTGATATGCGCGTGACGGTCGGCAAGACGATGACTCTATATGAGTTCAAGCCCGTCATCGGAACGCGCATGAACAAAATCCGCAACCTGAAGGACGAGTTCACCGTTGCCCTTGAAGCGCAGTCGGTACGCGTCATCGCGCCGATACCGGGCCGTGGTACCGTAGGCATCGAGGTGCCGCACAAGAAGAAGGAGACGCTTCATCTGGACGAGATCCTCGGCTCCGACGAGTTCCTCACCACGGACATGACGCTGCCTCTGGCCATCGGCAAGACAATCACGGGCAAGACGTTCATCGCCGACCTCGCCGACATGCCTCACCTGCTTGTGGCAGGCGCCACGGGCCAGGGTAAGTCGGTGGGGCTTAACGTGATGCTGATGTCGCTGCTTCACAAACGTACTCCCGACGAGTTGCGTCTGGTGCTCATCGACCCGAAAAAGGTCGAACTGAAGCCGTATGAGGCGCTCGGCATGGCTTATCTTGCCACACCCATCATCACGGAATCGGCGGCAGCGGACAGGGCGCTCAACGCGCTGTGCGGCATCATGGACGAGCGTTACGAGAAGGTCGGCAACAAAGGCCGTCGCAACATCGCGGAGTACAACGCTTCGCCAGGCGTGGAGAAGATGCCGTACTATGTCGTCGTCATCGACGAGTACGCCGACCTGATGATGACGTCAGGCAGGGAAGCGGAGATGGCGATATGCCGCCTCGCGCAGAAGGCCAGGGCCGTCGGTATCCACCTTATCATCTCCACGCAGCGACCGTCGGCGACCATCGTCACTGGCAACATCAAGGCGAACTTCCCGACTCGCATCGCTTTCCGGACCACGACTGGAACGGACTCGAGGGTCATCCTAGACCAGGTTGGCGCCGAGAAACTGACAGGATGTGGTGACATGCTCTACTTCGCGGGTGCCGAACTGACGCGCGTCCAGTGCGCATACGTAGGCATCGACGAGGTAGAAGCCACCTGCAAGGAGATCGGCGAGAGTTATGCGGACTTCGACGGGTATGATGCCGAGGACATCGACCGTTTCGTGTTCCCGAAACCGCTACCCTGGGCAGCAACAAAAATCGGCCACGATGCGCTTGCGTTGTGCCAGTGCCGGTGCAACATCGAGAAAGAACACTTCTATGACGAGAACGGCGTTTTGCAGGAATGGCTTGTCAAGGCGATGCAGGAAGTCGGGATCATCGGAGAAGAGAAGAGCGTCTGCTACCTTTTGGGGATGGAGAAATACCCTGAATATTGCACCCCTGCATATGAGGTACTCATCAGCGAACCCGCAAGGATTTGGGCAATAGCAAACGGGCTTGAATGATTGTCTTAATGGGTGTCGGCCATTTACAGACCGACACTCGCAAATGAATTCACTAACCTATTAAAATTCAATCAATTATGGTACAGTCATTTGAAAAGGAGTTTATGGAGGATAACCCGCGTTACGCATTCATGGTCAAGTACATGCGCAAAGCCCTCGAGAAGGAAGAGGTGGAATGGGGCGACCTTACCTCATTGGCCCTGCGCCGCATCAGCGAGTACATCAGCGATAGCGTGTCGGGCAACACGGCTCATACCTATATTGCCGTATTCAAGGCTTTCCTGTCGCATTACGTCGATGAAGGCATCGTACCGTGCAAGAATCCGAACAAGGAGTTGAAGGCCAAGAAACTGCCTTCACAGCACATCGCGCTGACGGAAGACGAGGTGATGAGGCTTGACGCCTACAAGCCGTGGTCGCAGACCGAGCAGGATACCATCATCCTGTTCATGCGCGGCTGCCTGACCGGGGCAAGGTGTTCTGACGCGGAGCGCATGACGATGGATAACATCGTTGACGGGTCGCTCGTCTACGTGTCTCAGAAGACGAAGACCGAGGTGGTGCAGCCAGTCCACAGGCTGCTGCCGAAGTACCTGGAGATGCAGCCGGCGAAGAAGCATCTACAGGCTTCACTGAACAGAACCATTCAGCGGATCTGCAAGAACATCGGCATGACAGACGAGGTGCGGCTGTTCGTCGGCGGCAGGATGCAGAGCGGGCCGCGATGGCAGTTCGTGTCGATGCACACAAGTCGCCGCACGTTCTGCACGAACCTCGCACTCAGGGGCGTGCCTGTCGAGGTCATCTCGAAGCTGGCTGGTCACAGCAACTCAATCCTCACGTCTTCAACCTACATCGTCGTTGACACGAAGCGGCTGAACGACGACGCGATGGCGTTCTACAACGCTGTCTGACATGCTTACCGATGACGGGCATGAAAGCGCGTCACCGGGCAATTATCCGCTTTTACTAACTTAAACAACAACAATTATGACACTCTATGATGTAAATTGGAAAGACGAGAATGGTGAAATGCAATCCAAGGTATGCTACACCTTGACTGATGCAAAGAAACTGATGCGCCAGCATCCTGGGGCAACCGGGTCAAAGACCAAGGTGTACAGCAACGGCGACTGGGTTCCATGCGGTCCGATTACTCTCAAGGGAAGCAATGCGACATTCATCGCCAACAGCCCCCGTAACATGAAGAAACCGAACTATTAATCAAAAAAAAACAATCAATTATGTCAGACAAATTCAGATTCATCTATCAGCTTATCCTTAACCAGGACGAGTTCGTGTCAAGTGAGGACGTCAACAACTGGGTATTGAACCCGTATCCCGTCAGCGGCATCGACGACAAGACGAGGCAGCGTGCAATCGACAGGCTCAAGAGCCGCCTGCCCGAAGAGGTGTTCGTCATACGCGGCAACGAGATCTCGTTCTCGGGCAACACGAAGAAGTGCGCCGAGGACTACGGCGACCAGCTCATCAACCACGCCATCGACATCCGCACCAACGGCTTCGGTAAGACAAAACTCGACACATGGCCGGTGACGAGCACACTCTACGGTATCAACGACTATTTCATCGTGGGCCGCGACAGGACGAACCCGGTTCCGTTTGTACATCTGCTGTCGTTCCTCGAGGACATGAAGTTCGGCCCTACGACGTTCTCTTTCGGCTCGGTGTCAATCATCAACGATGACTATGACATTGACTAAACAAAAAAGCAGGAGCCGGCATTGACGCCGACCCCTGCACAAACACACAATGTACAAAAGCAAAAATCATTCTTTAATGTCCGGGATAATGGTCGCCCATCGGCACCTCTCGCGCCTATAGAAGCGCCTGTACCATTGCCCGTATAACTTGACATACCTCCTGCATTCGTCGGGGTGCGACTCCTCAAGGTCGCGCCAGGCAAGCCAGGAGTAGAAGAAGCCCGTTGCGCCCATGCCGAACACGGCGATGCAGTCGTCAATCTCGCCGTAACGCCGCCAATCGGGCCAGAAATGCCCCAAAAAAGCCTCCACGTCGCTTGAGAGAGGACATTCCAGGTCGAACGGGTACCAGTCCCATATCGCCTGCCCAATGCCGTCATATGCGCTTAAAACGATTAACGCGAGTCTGAGATTGAAGTTGCTCGTCTTCAGCCCGCTGTCTTTGCACAAGCCTGCAAGCAGTTGTTCCATCGTGATCTGCCTGCGGCTGGCCTCGTCGGTCATGGCCTCACACAAGGGTTTGCCGTCAGCAATATCATAGAGTGCGTCGAAGAACCTGGAAAGGCGCCAGGACGACGTGCCGCAGACCTTCTCGCTCTGCCTGCCGCCCTCGGACAGCAACACAAAAGCGCGCTGACGGAACCAGTCGGCGGGCGTGTCGCTGATGGCCGACTTCAGTTCAAGCATGAAATCCACATCGTTGCGGCCTGCCGCAAGCGAGGCGAGAACCGCTATCTCCTTGTCGTCCTTGCGCTTATACAGTGATGCAAGAAAGTTGGCGGGAAAGAGAGGATACCTGCCTTTGGCGCGGTAACGCTCGGTGAGCCCGGCTATCCACTCCCTGTGGAACACGCTGAACTGGAGGAACCAGTCTGACGTGCACCGGCTGACAAGCATCTCTTTTTTTTGGCGCATGATTTTGCGCCTGACGCTTTTCTTTTGCCATGCCCTCGTCATGTCACTTACGACCCATCCATTTGAGTTTTGTCGTCATCTGGATGGCGACGGGAATCTTCTTGTCCTTGTACATCTGCTCCAAATCAGCGCAGTTGACATTGGGAATGTAAGGCATCACCGTGTAGAAGAAAGCCTTGTTATTGGCCTTGAGTTCGTCAAACATGGGAAGAACAAGGTTGTAACTGAACTTCGCAGCGGCATCCGATGTCTTGACCAGGCGCAGCCTTGTTCCTTCCGTCCTGGAGTAGAACTGTACCCTGCCCGACTTCTTGCTCTTGCAGTGGATGATGAACTTCTGCTCCGACAGCGGGTTGACGTTTGCGATATACACGGTCGCCATCGAGATGCGCTCGCCCTTCCTGGCGACCTCCCTTGCACTGTCAACCGCACTGGAATGCTCATAATGCAACTGGGCCTCCTCAATCTTCGATGTCCACTCTATCTCGTCATGAGACCTCGTCCCCGAGTCAAACACGAAGAAATCGCCATTGGGGATAAACTTCGTGACAACGTAGTAGCAGTACTTGAACATCGTTGATTTAAAGTTCTCAGCGGTGTCGTATCCAACGTTTGCGTCGGGATAGTGCCGCTTGATGAACGACGCGATGTATTCTGCCGTCTCATCGTCAATGTCCAGTTCGTGTACAAAGTACGATAATTGCACGTTCTCTCTCTTGAACAGGCTCTTCTTGCGGTAAGCCTTGACGAAGACAAAGGGCTTGATGCCTTCTCCGTCTGTAAAATAAATCACTTTTTTCATTCCTCATCTTTTTTAGCCGTTGCCGTTACCTTTGTTTTGACATCCCTAAGGATACCGACAACATTTTTAAACTCATCTTCATAGCCGGACACAATGGCATCCAGCTCTCCATCTGCCGAAATCCCGGCTCTTTCGGCAAGCTCAAGCTGGCCGGGACTTGCGTGCATTCGGGTTATTGCATTACACAATACACACTCAACAGTCCCCGTGTTTTCATCAATGTCCGTAACGATGCAATACATGTCTGCGGTGTAGGCCGTTCCGTAAACAACCTTATCACCAACCTTGATATTTTCGTTTTTACTCATCGTTTTTTTTGAATTTAATCACAAAAACAATCTTTCCGTCACGTTCCTCCCAGGTCACGTCGGAGATTTCCTTAGTGATGTACTTGTCGGTCTTGCTCCTGCGGATGTTCGCACGGTCAAACGGATAGCACATATAGCCGTCACACACCCTTGCGTTTTCAAAGCATTCGCGGCATGAACTTTGCGGCTCGTTGCACTCTTTCGTCATTCTTGCAAAGCAGAGATAGTGGATTCGCTTGTTTGATGCGTATTTCACTATCTCAGTCTGATTGCCGTGCTTGACGGCATCAAACTCGCTCTTTCTTAGCCTGATGTTTAGCGGTGTCATCTTATCGTGTCGTTTTTAGTCCAAACACTGTCTGCATGGCTATACCAGTGATGCACCTGCTCGATGCTGCTGTCGATAAAGCCCTTGCCGTCTTTGCGTTCACACCAAACGAATATGAGCGAAAACACAATTACCCAAAACAAAATGCGCAGACAGCATCCTGCGCACGACCCGTTTGAACTGTTGTCACTCATCTTTAACTCCTTCCGTTATCATCCACGAGTGCGGCAATGTCTCGATCCAATCGCAGAACTCGCGCCAGTGCGGTAAGCGGTGTTTTCTGCGTTGCTTGTAGATGCGTCGCAGGGTCTGGTAGGAAAGCATGACGATGCGCTTCTGCATCGTGCCATCCTTTAACTCGCTCTTCATCTCAACGAGTTCTTCCTCGTTCAGCCCCTTGCCCTGGATGTGCATGGTGCTCTCACTGGCAAGCGTTTCCCTGCCGATGTGGTACGTTGCGAATTCTTGCCAAAGGAAACGAGGCGCGTTGATTTCAACGTAGGCGACAATGCCACGGATGACCTTTGCGTGTTCATCACCACGCCTAATGAGCGACCTGAGCAGGTCTTCGTCCTTCTCGTCAATATTGAAGCCTGTTTGAAGGCACACATCAGTTGCACCTGCGTCTGGATGCAGCATCCGAGACCACGTTATTGACCTGCACTCCAGTCCATACGGCAACCGCAAGGCTTGCAGTGCCGACACAAAGCCCGACAATTCGATTAGTTTGATGTCTATGTACATATCATTTCCCAAATTTTAAGTGAATTTCAAATCCTTCAATGCGGGGTTTCCACTCCTCCATATTTCTTGGACAACAAAACTCTGGCATCAGCAATATCGGGTTGTTGCTGATTTCTCTCAGCCTATACCCGTCCTGTATCATGCTGTCAACACATTTGCACAGGAGCTCCTTGACCTTTTCTGGGTCGTTCATATCAAACGGCACAGGCGGAATATTAGGAGTTACAAATACTTCGTTATCCATTACTTGTCTCCTTTCTCTCTGCCGTGGTATCCTTCTACATATCCTGACATTATTTTGTCTTTCCATTCTTGCGGCATTTGTTCCCAAATTTCTTCATCGGTTGGGTGACTGCCCTTGTAGTTCGTAATCATTTCTCGTCTCCTTTCTTGTACACGTTGTCAGTGTAAAAACCGATGCAGATACCGCCCAACAAGGCGAAAAGATACATCCAGTTGGTGTGGGCATGTATGCACATTTGGCAGATGAAGATAATACCAACTATAAGCGAAAGATTAACTAATACCTGTTTCATAGCGATATTATTATTGATACGCTTGTTTCAGTACAGTTGAAAACCGTGCGCTTGTTATACTCAATGTCGCTGACGAGCAAGCCCGTATCTTTCTCAAACTCACGAATTGCATCGTTGATCTTTCGATTACAAACTTGCTTTGCTGACTGAATCAGTTTTGCGGGCAACTGGGCAGGCTCTACCTTCTTGAATCGGCAGTTGTCATTTCTGATTTGCACCTGATTACCGTATTTGTCTATGAGCTCGTCATCGGTTATAGCAAGGTATTCCTTGCCCTCGGTGAAGTTGTCATAAGGGCAGGCCAAGCATAGGTACATCTTTCCTTTCTCAAACATAATCAATCATATCTTGTTTTCTCCGTAAAAGTATTTCCTGCCGGCAGGCGTCTTGCCGAAGGCTTCCACCTTTTCCCTTAACTCGTCAAGCAGCTTCTCGCCGATGCCGTCTTCCATCTCGGCATAAGCCATGCTCATTGCATCCTTGCCAGCCTCGTCAACAATGCGGACGACACTGTTGGCCCTCGTTGCCACCTCCCGGCAAAGCGTTACAAAGTCAAGCAGTTCGTCCCGCTTGATGCCGACGGTCACGGCCTTGAACATGTCAGCCGCCTCATCGTAGAGTCTCGTCACGAAGTCCATGCCGACAAACATCATCAGCATGTACTGCACAACCTTGAAGTTCTGCTTGTACATCTCGGCCATCTTGCCGTCGATGTCAAACGTCAGGGCATTCATCTCCGCGATGATTTCCTTCTTCTTTTTCTTGAACTCCTGCTTGTCATGCGGAAGTTCCTTGATGTTCTCTAGTTTGAGCCGCAGTATTTCCCGCTTCTTGGCCAGTTTCGTGCCCTCCAACTGGGCGAGATAGATTATCGGTGATTGTTTAGTCTTCGCCATTGCCGTTGCCGTTTGTGCTGTCCATTGTTCTCAGCAGGGCAAGTGCCGCCATGTCGATGGCCGCACCAAGCTCAAGCGCCGAATACTCAAAGTCACATGGTTCGTGGTCTCCTCTGCGCCACACATTGTAGGCGAGGAGGATTTCAGTTGCCCGTTTTGCTGTCATTGTCTGTTCGTTTTGCGTTAAACCATTCCAGTGCATTGTTTCCGCACCGCTCCTGAATCTCTTTTACCGTGAGTTGCTTCTCGGCAGTGAAATGCATCGGCTTTTCCTCATCGGTGAACTTGACGTTATACACCCAACTCATTTGCGGTACACGTAAAGAATGGGGGTTTCGGTAATGGTGTGGAATCCCCAGTCTTCTACTGAGCTGCGCATATAGTCGTTGACCTCTGCAAGTGCGGTTGGCAGATCATCAGCCTGGATGAGCAGGAACATGTTGCTTTTCTTCTCCGCTGCGGTCTTCTCGTCGATGGTGACGATGACGAGCTTGACACGGTAGTAGTAGTCGCCCTCGGTTCCAGCGAGCACGTTGTCGTAGTTTCTGCGTCTTACGGCGCTTACGGTGAAGTCGCCGCTGATGTACGGCTGCATCGCTTTTGTGATGCTGTCTTCCGCTTCGGTGAAGTTGTCGGCTTCAACGAGGTAGGCTTCGGTGATACGCTTGATTGCGCCGTTCTCTTGTACTTTGTCGTAACTTACACGACATTCAAACCAGTTTTTCTCCATTGCGTTGTAATATTAAAGTTGTTGTTTTGTTTTGAAACTTGCGAGTTTGACAACCTTATAGGTCGTTTCCGGGATTTTCATTTCGCCGTCGATTCCTCGGTTGGCGAGTTCTTGCATCAGTTCCCTGGGAGTGAAATCAGCGAGCCGCATCTTCTTCGCGTTGGCGATTTCCTGTTCAAAGTCGCGCTCTTTCTTCTTTGCCGCTTTACCCTCTTTCTGTCTCTTGACAACGCACTCTTTGCAAGTGTTTGCCACTCCAAAACCAGTCTTGTGAAACTCACTCAACGGCAGTTCCCTGCCACAGCATTTACATTTCTTCGTTTCCATTTTCTTTTGAATTATTAGGCATTATAAATTTTGCGTTTCCGTTTGCTATCGTATAATTGACTCTTTTGTCAAATCCATAGTACTTGACATCAACCAATAGCATTCCGTTTTCTTTTTCAAACCTCTCAACGAGAGCTCTCAGATCTTCCTTGAAGACCTCAATGTTTTTCTCAATTTCGCTCATATTCTTTTGCTATATCCCCAAGTATCTGTGTTACGCACAACATTGCAGTGCTTGCGATGACGTTGTCTTTCTGGCTCGTATCGTCAAGGTTGATCAGGAGTTCGCCCATGTCCTTCAACCGTTCAAGCGCCGCTGTGATGAAAGGCGTTACATTTGGGTTGTTTACAATTAAAGCACGACCCGCCTCACGGATCAATTCATCTGGAATCTCGATTATCGCTTTCATTTTTTTTAGAATAAAACCAACATTTTAGGTATTACGGTGTACATACCAGTCTCTTCATTGTACTTGAATCCGTTTTCACGAAGTTCATCGTCCAAACCTTCAAGCAATGCCTCATCAGACAATTCGTCTTCCAAATCGTCCAAAAAATCTTCATCAAAAGGTATTTCAAGAACCATAATTTAGCCCTCTATTTTTTACCAACTAAATATTCCCAATCCAGCGATGGCCTGATTAGTTCAGTCAGCTCGTATGTGTTTGCCTTGACAACAACGGCGAAATGTCTTGTTGTGTATGTTGCCCATTCTATATAGTGATGGTTAACATTTGGACAGTAGTAGGCTTCAACGTGTCTCTGCTTTGTAAGCCAACCCTTCGTTATCAGTTCGTCATTGTCGCGCTGTGCGGTGCGCACACATACACCCTCAATCCTCGCTATGAGTTTGAGTGAAAAGCCATATTCCTTATACTCTTGATTCCTGTCGGACAGATAGCCAAGTTTAACGAGATTCCTCACTTGTCGCCTTGCTTTGTTATGCTCCTTTTTTGTTGCAGGGTTGTGCAAGGATTGAAGTATCCGTTTAATCTTCCCTTTCTTCTCCTCTCGAATCAGATGAAGGAACTGCCTTAACTGCTTATAAACGCTGTGGAATTTTCCTTGTTTGATTTTGTCAATGGGGATATTGCGGTTTTTGTGACGGCTCTGCACCTTATGCAAGATAAGATGTTTCCCGTGACCACCATAACTTACGAATCCCCGTCTGAGCAGCACAGGAAGGTACTTTTTCAGCGTTTCAGGCGCAATGCCAGTCTTCTGCCGTATCTTGTTTGGTGTGAAATTATGGATTACACCGCCTCGTTCCGCAACACATCTACGAAGACAAATATAGAGGCTCATTGCTTTTTGCAACGGCTTATTGCCTTCAAGCGAAGCGAATATTTTACGACTAATGTATTCCATAGTTACCGTATCAAAAAGGGGAAACCACAAAAAAGAACCCCTGTGTCGCTTATGGTGGCACAGGGCTTAACAAGGGTTCCTATAATGTGGGTCTCCCCAATTTGTTCGGTACTATGTCTTCTGTGCCACCAGAAAGCACTACAAAGTTACGCACGTTATCGGTCGCTCTGACAAAAGGTTATGGAAAATCACCCGTAAAATCAGGTTTCGTTTCTACTATGGTAAAATACCAATCAGTCTTTCGCTATATCAACACCTATTTGCAGTCCCACTTTTCCCGCTTTTGCAGGGTTGTTCACCGCAAAAGCGAAACGCAGCATAAACGCATTACACCGCTTCGGGTACTCGTCAAAGTAGTGTTTCTTGACGTACTTTTTGAGTTTCCTCGGCAGTTTAGGATAACGCACTAACTTGCGCAGTCCCTGTGCCGACTTTGCGTCAATCGTAAAGTTCAACGTGATCGGTTCTGATGTCCAATCCCAAACGCTCTCACTCTCTTCCTGCGGGAAGATGGTCTCAAGCGGATGGAACTGCGGCACCTCCACGTTGATGTCAAGTTCCTTCCAGTCAACAGATTGCAGGTCGGACGTTCCTTCTAATAACGGCTTGTCGGAGAAATACACCTTGCTCGGTGTCCCCCAAGGATTTTCATCACTTGTCAAACTATGCATCGTCTATATGTGTTTACTCCCAGGCGGTGTAGCCTGCTTTATCATTGTGTCAAACTGAAGCATCTGCATTAGGTTCTCGTTCTCCTGAATCTTCCGTTCAATACTCTCAATTAGAGCCGTCTCGCAATGCTTCAAATGCTCGTATTCGCTGATAGGAATTGCAATCAGTTCTTCATCCATACCGCTTCTCAAGTTCCTTTATCGCACATGCCCCGCGCCTGTTGAGTATGGGCTTTCGTAGCCAGTCCGCTGCCTTGCGGTTGAGGTAAATGACCGTGGCATGCGTGCGGTTAAGCATCTTCCCGACCTCCGTTGTGCTCAACCCGAGATTCGTGTGAAGCATATAACACACGACCGTCCTTGCGTCACTGTAGCGGCGTATGCGCCTTCTTGACAGAATATCGCTTGCTTTGATGCCGTAGATGTCGGCAACATCACTGATGATGTCTTGTTCTATCATCTTTGCTTCCTTTCGTAGATATCAATGACGGCATTAAACACCGCCTCAAGTTTGGTCTTACCTTTATAGTAGTGACCACCGAATATGGGGTCGTGCCATTCAACTTCATCGCCCTGCGACTTGAAGTATGAGGCTAACTTCATCAATGGTATGTTTGGGAAGCCATTGTGTCCATCCACATCAACGAGAGCGATTCGCTTTCTCATTTATCAAACAATTTGCCGACTTGCTCATCGGTATATCCGTAATCTAGTTTAAGCAGCATCTTGCAGTAACTGATGGCTTTCTTGATGTCATCTGCACCGCCTTTCAACTTGTGCCTTGAAATGTACTTGACGACATTGCCCTCAATGAAAGGCAATCCGTTTGCGTGGATGTACTCAACGGGCTGAATCTTCGTCTGGTAGTGGTCGCCACCAACCTGCATATTGCCGAGTGATGGCACCACCTGCTGGCTTCTCAAATAGTCCACGATTGCGGCCATTTCATCAAAGGAAATATAGTCGTCGATGTGCAGGCCGGTGCCTTCGTCATCGAATGCCATAGACACCCCGTTGCCGAGTTTCTCGACCTTATCTCTTTGTTCCTCGGATATTGCTCTCAGTTCACTCATCTTTCTTTACTGAATTTGCATTATTGTGTTTGTTTCTCTCGTTTTCCGCTCCGGCCTCCCACGCCCGCTCAAGATCGGCGATGGTGAACAGCGGTACCTTGTCGAGGATGCGGCGGCTCACGGTCACGCTCTCTCCCCACAGGTCGAGCTTCCTCGACAGCACCTCGTTGTTGATGTATGCCTCGAGACCGGGAGCCTTGCTGAACGCATCAACAAACACGAAATGCCTTCCGTTGATCATCCTGTTGTTTTTGACATACTTGTAAAGCGTGCCGTAAGGAATGCCCGTTTTCTCGCTGCATTCGCGTATCGACGCGTAGTAAACGCCAGTATCCACGCACAGCACGACCCTCGGCCACTTGCTTTTCGTTTCGCCCATTTTTTGTCTTTAGCGGTAGATGTCCTGAAAATCCTTGAAACGCTCATCTTCTGGTAGAGGAACTTTTATTCCGCACTCAGAAAGCATATACACTTGGATGCGCTCCATATAATTGTACATTTGTCTTTTCGTCATTTTCGACGTGGTAATTGGTTTGCGCCAAATTTCTCCGTCAGGCTTTACCTCATCCGTTGCGAATAAAACGGCAAAGTAATCTTTTACCTTGTCGGCAGTCCAATAACTATCGCCATATTGAGAATTAAGAGCCAAACTTATATATTTGAACCACATGTGAATCAAGGCGTTCTGGGAGAGTGTGCGGGGTTGCCGTCTCTCCCATTGGGCCTTCGGCTCTATGGTGGCTACATACTCCCCGTTGGGAAGAAAGGCGCAACACTCGTCCAAGGTCCGCTTGTCGGTGATGCGCCCGTCTTGTTTAAGCAAATGGATGACCATAGTTACTTCCAGGGCAGGTCATCTTGCTGGTTATACCCTGGAATGTCGCCTGCCGTGGGAGGCGGTGCTGGGGCAAAGTCCTGCAACGGGTCACGCCCGTATCCGTTCGACTGCTGCTGGTATTGCGGCTGCTGATAGCCTTGTTGGTTGTCGCTCTTGGGAGAGAGTAGCTCCATCTTGCTGTCCATGCCTCCGATGTGGATTTCCGTGGCGCTGCGCTCGATGTTGCTGCTATCCGTGTACTTCCGTGTCCTTATAGTGCCTTCGACGTACAGCATCGTGCCTTTCTTGACGAAGGACTCGATGACCTGCACCAGTTTGCCGTTGGCGACAATGTTGTGCCACTCGGTTCTTTCCGGGATGACCGTGCCGTCCTGCTTGGTATAGCCTCGTTCGGTAGTCGCAACGGAGAATGTGGCGAATTTTCCGTTTCGCCCATCCATGATTTTCGGGTCTTGACCGACTCGGCCAAGAATAATCGCTTTGTTTACTGACATGATTTATTTGAGTTTTAACGTGAATTTTCCTTTGACTGATGCAGTTTTCAAGTACTGTTTGTAGAGTTCGGGGTTAGCCTCCTGGAAAGCCTTTTTGTCGAAATCCTCTCGTGTTGACGGCTTGCCAATGGATGCCGAGAACTGGTCGCATTCAAACTTGGTGACGTTGTTCTTCTCCATCACCGAACGCAACTGCTCCTTCAGTTCCTTGGCCTTGGCCTCGTACTCAAGGATCTTGGCAACCTCACTGATGAAGTCTTGGCCGATTGCAAGGTCTTTCTCGGTAGCGACAACCTCGACGACGTCCTCGACCTGCATTTCCGGGTTGATGTAGATAAAGCCCTTGTCTGCGGGCAGAGCGGTTGTCTCGAGCAGGCACTTGACCTTTTCATCGGGCTGGCGCACGATGTCCCACGCCTCCCATTTGTCGCCCTTGAGCCACAAGCCAATCAAGCCCTTAACCTTTTTGCCTGGGTTGTTGTGCTCAAACATGAACGCATAGCACGACATCTGCCAAGACAGGTATGCTTTCAACCCGTCTTTTCCGCCTGGGTAGGCGTCTACATTGTTGGTCTTGTAATCGACAAGCCAAATGTCACTCGACTTGTTCTCGTCAACGCTGTCGATTTGCGATGCGTATTGCCCATAGTCAACAGTGTATTCGCTTGCAATGCAGTGCAGGCCGTATTGCTCGACAAACTGCTTGTATCCGTCAAGTTCAGGCTGTACGTCCTGTTCCGGGAATATAACCGTTCCGAAGTCCTGCGTTTCGTGCTCAACGGCGGGGAACTGCGTCTCTTCGACACCAAGCGTTTCAAGCGTCTGGATGGCATGGTGTACACATGAACCGTGGTAGCCAGCCCTGGGAATGAAGATTTGCTCAGTCCTTGCATCTGCATCGGGATAGATGCCGAGACGCAAAACGGAGTGGATGAGCGACGTAATGCCACTCAGCCTCTCCTCCCCACGGCAGTAAGAGTGTTCCTCTTCATTGAAGAGGACATCACTCATGTTAAGCATCGTCCCTTCTTCCATCACTGACCTTGTTTGAGTTGGTTGTTCCTTGTAACGAATGCCCTTGCGAGAATGCCGTCCTTGCGGCAGTATTGCGGGTTGAGCTTGTTGTACTTGCTCCAGACGGCCATCAGTTCGTCATACGAGTTGCAGTCGAGCATCTCCTGCTCTGCGACAAGTTCAGTCTCGTCGCTGAAGATGGACTGGCTCTGCGGCTGCTTTGCGGGTTGCGGTTGAGAGGGTTTGGGTTGCTGTTGCTGCTGCTGAATGGTGTCGTAGGCGTACTTTGAGTCGGTGTTGATCGCCTTGCCGTCCTTATCCCAGTAGACATCGGCTGCGATGCCGAGCGCCTTCATGGCTACGCCGAGAGCATCGGTCAATCCCATCTTCTCCGCTTCGTCGTTGACGAACAATCCGCTCTTTTCCCTGTCAACGAACCCTGCGCCGCCGACACCCGGGATGGGCTCAGACCACTCACCGTTCCACTTGTAGTAGAGGTTGATCTGGATGAAGCACTTGACTGCCTGGCCCTGCGTTTCAAACTTCTTTTCGACGATTTCGTATTTCCAGCCGATGCCGCAAGGCCCGAAAATCTCTGTCATGCGCTTGATGCGGAACATAGGGTTGATGTCGCTCATGCCCTTGAGCCTGCCGCCGTCGATTTTCTTCAGCGCGGACTCAGGCACCTGCCTCGCCCTCTCATAGATGGCAAGGTTGTCCTGTTCTTTCTTTTCTTCCTTTGTTGCCATAATGTTAGTTTATTGTTGTTTGTTGTAATCCCATGTCGGCACGGAGCGATGTTCCCACCATTCAGCACCATCATATTCACATCTTTCAAGCCAAGAACCATCCCTAAACTTGACATATCCAGTCACAATCTGATGACCATAACCTTCATCGTATGCAAAGTCCATTGACTTCATGGCTGAATCAAGTTGATGCTTCTCGTACCCTGGAGGAAGTTCGATTTTTGTTGACTCCTCATAATCATCAAAGAATATTCTAAGCCACTCCACTTTTTCGTAAACCTCATCAATAGTGAGGTTCTCAAAAGTTTCCACCAATAAGTTTGCCATAATGTTAGTTTTTATGAAAACCCTATAATTGCTTTCTTTGCGCATAAAGACAGATGAGTGTCGCATCCACCTTGTTATTGTCATATATCCTTGCCCTTTCACTTTTGCGGAAGTCCATATTCGGCAAAAGCCGCCTCGCTGCATTGTATGACGTCAGTTTTGTGTTGTCTGCCTTGTCAACGACCTCCCATATCGCTTTCTGCCACTTCCCAGGCGAACAGGTCGAATAAGGCACGCCGAGCGCCTCGAGCATCCCGAGCAGCATCCCGTAACTTGTACCGAACGAGAATGAGCGGCTTACCCCGTCGTGCGGCATCGAATGCACCTGCTCGATGACTGCCAGCGCCCTCCAGCCCATGCTTGATATGGACTGGCATTCGCGTATCAGTTCGGGGTTGAGCCGTTTCCCTTCAAACAGTGGATAATGGACATAGTTGCCTGAATCCCTGAACCAGATGCAGCAGAAACCCTTTGAACCCGGGTCAAAGCCAAGATATACGTCTTTCATTGTTTATCAATTTTAAAAGCCGCCCCTGTTAAGGAACGGCTGAGTGAAACAAACCGAAACGCCCACAAATGGACATTTTATATCGTATTGTTGCAATCAAAGAAATCCACCCTCGTTTCACAACGAAGATGGAAAAGGTATCTAGTCTACAGTATGAATGGAATTAGTAATGACTTGTCTGTGTAGGGAGTGACGGACTCGAACCGCCAACCTCTTGCAAATCGTAGCAAGCGCTCTTTCCATGCGAGCTAACTCCCTAAGTGCCGCGGTCAGCGCTACCTGACTCTTTTACAGGAGACCTACTCCACGGCTATCAAGAAGAATTATTAGCCTTCAACTTTTCTTCACGGTGGATCGCTCCACTTTCAGTATAGGCGGCTTTATCCCGCCAACCCATTCGGCTACTCATTTCACCGCGACGCAAGGGCTACGTCAATCTGCTTCCGCAGTGTGCGGTCTTACGGCTATGCACTGGTCCTTCCGTGCAAACGGGATAATCGCGTTATCCCAACAAGCCTGCCGCTATGTCTTTCTGGCGGTTGTCAGCGGGTCGCTATGTACCGCTCGTATTCCTTCATCAGCTTCGACGAGTCGAACTTCAAAGAAGCCTGTTTGGAACTCCCAGTCTTGATGTAAGAGAACCTGGGAACCCCGTTCTCGTCGTCCTTGATGTGGTACAACTGCATCACGGATATGCCGAGCATCGCGGCCGCTTCCTTTGCCGACACCAGTTTCTTGACGGGCTTACCGCCGATGGCTTTCGCCACCTTCTCGGCAAACCTGTCGTCATTCATAAGGTGCTCCGCAATCTTTGCGGCCAGTAAGTCGATTTCATCGATGCTCATAATATCTTTGTTTTAGTTGTTGCTGTTCTTCTTCTTGATGGTCTTGATGATGATCGTGTTCGTTTCACAATCAATGCTACAAGTGTAGGTCAAGCCGTCCTCGCGGGGGTATGCCTTCTTGACATACGTCACGATGTTCTTGGCCGACACGCAGGCTGCGTAATTGGGTAGACGCACCGACAGGGAACCGTCACGTCCGATTCTCCTCACGTCATCTACTCCTATTTTGTCTGCTACCATATATTATTTTTTACTTAAAAATACCTAAAAGGCTTGGCGGTTTGACGGATTAGCCGTAAATTTGCGTTGCTAACCATTGTTTGCGGCTTTTTACTGCAAACCGCCCGACCTTTGTTTTTACTTTTCAGTGGGCAAAGGTATAGTAAAAGTTTGTATTAACAAAAAATACAAAGCAAAAATTGTTGATTTTAACAATTTTTAATTGTATCAAACAAAAGACACGAAGTTATGGAAAACCTGAAACCCAACGAGATCATTCCGAGAATCAGGGAGTTGATTGACGATTCCCTGATGACGGAAGCGGCCTTCGCCACAAAGGTGGGGCTTGGGCCGAGCAACCTGCACAAGAAACTGCGGGGCCAGCAGAAGCTGACGCCGCGCGACATCAAACTCATCTGCGAGGCGAGGAACGTATTCCCCGAATGGCTGAAGAACGGGAAAGGGCCTAAGTATGTCACCGACGAAAACGAACCCACTCCGGGCGTTCGCAGCATCATCGTCAACCTTGCCCGCAGACTCACGCAGAACCAGGAGCGCATCGAAAACCTAAAGCGCGAGAACCAGGACATCATGAACCAGCTAACAACATTATACATCCAATTAGACAACAGGCTATGAACGAAGAACTCATCAAGAAAGTAGTTGCCTTACTCAATGAGCAATGTGGCAACGAGGACTGGAAAAACCTCACCGAAGAAGAGAAACTGCGAATCGTCAAGGAACACATCGACGAGAACAACCTGCTGAACGGAATTGTTCAGTAAATGCCGTGTTACCTCCGTGTTACCGATTGCATAAAAAGCATCATAACCAACTGGCAATCAGCACCCTCACCAAATCCCAACAGGATCACTTTTTAGTGGTATATTTTGGTAAAGGTGTCCGCAAAAGACACCTTTTTCTTATCCAAATACGATATTTATCTCATTGATAACCAAAATAATAGAAATCTTCCACTAAAAGAATCACATCTTAATAATCCTATTTGTTGATTTTTGTGTATTTTTGTTGGTATTATTGTGTAATGTGTTACCTAATTGTTAACCGTGTTACTTTGAACGGTAACACAAACAGTTCAGATCCACCCTGAACAAGAACCTATGACCCGTCAATAATATAGTTATGAAGATACCGACCATTCAATTCGTCTTCGACCGCAAGAAGACCGCCTCAAAGACAAGGAAAGGCATCATAGAGATGCGCATCACATACCTGCGGAAAAGAAAGTACATGGCCACCGGCATCAGGTGCTTCCCATCCCAGTGGTCACAGGACAAGGAGTCGGTGGTAAACTCCACCGATGCGGTACACTGCAACCAAATGCTTCTTGAAATGAAGAAGAAAGCGATGAAGGCCATCGCCGACATGGTTGACGATGGCACAGTTGACCTGTGCGCCATACCAGACCTCATCCGCAAGCCGACACAGGTAGGCATATCGTTCATCCGTTACATCCAGGAGCGCAGCGCAAAGCGCAACGTGTCCGAAGACACGAGGAAACACTACAGGTCGTTCCTTTCCATCCTCACGAACTTCGGGAAGATCGTGTCGTTCTCGGACATCAGCGAGAAGTCCATCCGCGACTTCGACGAGTGGCTGCACTCATACACATGGAAGGTGCGCGACCGCTACGGCAGGATGACCGAGCACCGCTACTCGCAGTCCACCATCGGCGGCATACACAAGCGCATGAAGATATTTATAGGGGACGCGGTGGTTGACGGCTACCTCAAGGAGAACCCGTACCAGTCCAGGCGCATCAGGATAGACCGTGGCGGCACGAGGGTGGACAAGTACCTCACGACGGACGAGTTCGAGAGGATCAAGACCGCGACGATGCCGACAGGCGCTGTCGCCGAGGCGAGGGACATGTTCGTGTTCCAGTGCCTGACCGGCCTCGCCTACTCTGACCTGATGGAGTTCGATTTTTCCACCGTACACCTTGAAGGCGATTTCATGGTCTATTCCGCAAGGCGCAGGAAGACAGGGGCCGAGTTCACTTTCGTACTCGTTCCAGAAGCGGTCGAGATCCTTGAGCGGTATGACTACAGGCTGCCAACCATATCAAACCAGAAGTACAACATAAAACTGAAGATAGTCGCGGATGCGGCAGGGGTTGACACCGAACTGACATCCCATGTCGGCAGGAGGACGGCGGGATACATCTGGCTCAACGGCGGCATACCGATAGAGGTGGTGGCAAAGTGTCTTGGGCACACGTCCGTGAGGACAACGGAAAAGGCGTACGCAAGGATTCTCGACAAGACGATCGTAGACGCCTTTACCAAATTCATCAATAAATAATGTGGTAGCCAGGGTGTTCGCTCTGGCTATTTTGTTTTTACCGCCTTAAAAGTTAAATATTCTTTCGTTTTGCAAAACTTTCATAACTTATTTTTAATACCAACAAAAGCAAACAAAAACGAACAAAAGAACAGAAAAATTGCGTTAACACGTTGAAACACATCGGTTTGCAAGACACAAAATTAAGGTTTTACTTTGCATCGCAAACATCGTTAGAGCAGTTTTCGATGTAGGGTAAGATATCACATAAGGGGATTAGAGGAAGCGCCTAACTGCTCATTAAGGTTGCCGACTCTTTTCCCCTTTTGAATTAGAAGAGATATGGCAGACACCTATATCATACAACTTTCAAGGAGCGGCTCAAAAGAGAAGGTAATCCCAGTTCTCCACTGCACAGAGCAGTATATCCGCAAAATCGTGAACAAATCGTTTAAAGGCAGGTTCAGCAAGCCGAGCGCACTGCGCATCAGTGACGGCGTGAAACTCATAGTGTCCAGTGCCGGCAAGAACATTTTCGGCAGGCGCATCTACAACAAGAGCATCCTGCAAGTAGAGGTCGAACTGCGTAAGGCGATCCGCAAAACTCCGCTTTGACATGGGAAGAGCCATTGACACATACGAACAGATACTCACGTTCCTCGGCATCGAGCGGAACATCACCGATGCGGAATACGAGGACATAACCGAAGAGAAAGATGATGACTTACACGATTGACGCTGCACTGGCCATTTCACTCATCGTCGGCACGGCATTGCAGGTTTCGATGTTCATAACGACACTCACATTGAAACATGCTGCAAACAAGGCGCTTGACAGGGCGCAGAATATGTCCGAAGAAGCCAACGACATCGCGGCAGAAGCCGAGAAGATACACAACGGCGCGATGATGTGCCTGAAGATGTCCAACGAACTGTTCTTCTGCCACACCAGTGACGAGAGGGCCGACCTTATCATCAAGTGGGTGCCGAAACTCCAGGAGGCGGGCATCAACATGCAGGACATAGACGATATCATCAACAACGAGTAGTTTATTTTTCATAATCGTACTGGTTTTTTTGGTTAGTTATTGGCCTCCTGCGACAGGGGCCACCGCAGTAGCTCAAGAGCAGAGCAGCCGAAAGGCGAGATGATGCGTGCGAATCCGTCCTGCGGGCGACAAGAGTTCTTTGACATTATGTGACAAAAAGAGCGCAACCCTCTCGCGCAGCCGCAAAGAGAGGGCGCAGAAACCGCCGCTGCGTGAAGGACGGCGGAATGTAACGGACAATTAGAACCGTGCCGCATCGGTACGCCATACTTGCGGCAGGGAAGACATAGGCACCGTATCGGGCTTTGCCGCCTGCGGTGCCACTGGTTTGATTTGTTAATGGTGTAATTCAGATCCTGCCGGGCCGTCATCGCCTGGCAGGTTCCGCACACCACTTTGCTGCGGTGGCTAAACGCAGCCGCTTTATTCATCAGTTGTGAAACCAGTGGATAATGTTTGCTAAAGTAACCATAAGATAGTTGATTATCAGGGGCAGCAAAATGCCCCGCACGGGCAGGATAAACAAAACGGCCTAGACCTTAGGGTTGACTGCGGGTTCGACTCCCGCCCCGCCCTCATGAAAAAAGGAATTAAACGACTGCTTGACTGCGAGTGGTACGGGAACACGAACATGGTGAGGCTGTTCCTGCACCTGCTCCTGAAGGCGAAAGAAGAAGACGGCGTTGATGTCAAAAGAGGAGAACTTTTGACTTGCGTCCCAAGACTGTCGGCAGAAACCGGGCTAACGCCGAAACAGGTGCGCACGGCACTTGAAGGGCTGGAAAAGGGCACGGTTTTGGGCAGGATGAGGGCAGGGAAAATGACTATCATAACTATCTGTGAATATGATAGTTACAACGTGTCGGAAACTAACAGAGGGCAGGATGAGGGCACGATTAAGGGCACGATGAGGGAAGAAACAAAAGAAAATAAAGAAGAGTTTCCCCCTGCACCCCCTTTAGAAGAAATAAAAGAAAACCCTTCAAAGAACAAAAAGAAAATATTATCTAAAGATAATATAAAAGAAAAAGAAGAAAGTTTCATCGACCCGCGGTTCGAGCACGCATTTTCGACCTGGCTGGAATACAAGCACCAGCGCAAGCAGACCTACAAGAGCAAAGTTTCGCTCAAGGCGTGCTACAACAAACTCGTGATGCTGTCAGGCGACGACCCGGACACCGCTATGGAGATAGTCGAACAGTCAATGGCTAACAACTGGGCGGGGCTTTTCCCGCTAAAAAACGATAACGCAAATGGAAACATACAACAACAAACCTACATCGCTGACCCGGTTGCCAGGCGCAACTACGAGCGCAGTCAGCGCCTGCAAGCCGTTGCCGCCAGAGCTGCGGCACTTGCAGCCGAGAGTGGACAGGTTAAGGGAGGCCCATTCTAACCTCAACGCATTCACAAAAGCCTATAGGCCGGAGTGCATGATGATGGTCAACGACAGCAAGCGGGCGATCATGAACGAGGTGGCACCCACGCTGACGGTGATAGACAAGGCTTACGGAGACGGTAGCGCAACCGTTTGGCTGATGCAGGTGCTTGCGGTGTTTAATGAGTACGTGGGCAAACGCGAGAAGATGGACGACTGGCAGCTTGAAAACCTTGCACGGAGCATCGTGGCCAACTGCGGATGGCTCAAGGCAAGCGAGATGATGCTGTTTCTCAACCGATACGCCAGCGGAAAGTACGGGCCATTGTACGGGGCCATAGAACCGAACGAGGTGATGCGCAACCTTACCGAGAACTTCATCCCGTGGCGTGCAAGAATTGTACAAGAGGAAGAGGACAAAAAAGCAAGGGAAGAGAGGGAATCCTACTACAACCGTCCAGGCATCCTCAAACCCGACGAGATCAAGAAACTCAAAGAGAGGCTGAACGAGATTAACGATAAACTGACAGGGAAATGAAAGAGAGCGGATATTATGCGCCTGGGACGGAGTTCGATCCACGCGCACCCTGGAACCAGGTTGACCCGCCAGAGCGGAAGTTTGACTGCGAGGCGATCATGAACCTGTCAAGGTCGGCAACCATAATGACGCAGAGCCTGTACCTTGATGACGAGGCTGGCGGCTGGGTGTTCGACAATGAGAATGCCGACCTGCGGCAAGACTACAGAAACTGCTATGCCAGCATCCCAGAACTGATGGACGAGCTTGTCAAGTACATCGACGGCGAACTGCAAGGTGATGTTTCAAGCGACCGCCGATGGGAACTTCAACGGCTGAAGGATTCGGCCACTGGCTGGCAGGTTGATGACGAGGATTACAGCATATACTGAGCATTAGGAATAGTGCGATTTTTTCATGACTTCCGCCAAGTCGGTGCGGGGTATGGCGCAGATGCGTTACCGAGGAGAAACTGGCGGTTTTTATAATGGGGGAGGACACAGGACGCTGCCGTAAGGCAACAAAACAAGAGTGATTTTCATAGTGTTTGAAAGGTTTTTAGGTTGATAGTAGGGGTTCGAGTCCCCGCCTCCCCTCAAGCAAAAAGTAAGATTTCTTTTCATAAGCAATAGTGATTAGATAATGCCAGCGGGATGCTGAGAAGCTGTGATGCTGGCTGTGTTTTACAGATACGAGATAAACGAAGCAATATCTACCCCGCCCATGTTGTGAAACACGGCGGCAAACGGGCAGAATGGAGTGACGTGTTCACTAACTACGGGTTCAATTCCCCTACTGCCTACACAATTTGTTAATTTTTTCGTCCGCTGAAAAAGGCAGCGGGGGTGTACGAAACCACCCAGGTGTGAATTAAGTTTTTATTGAATAAAATGGTGGGAGTCCGCAGTGGGCGGCAGGTGCATTTGTTTAACAATCTGCTAGTTTCTAAGGTGCAGCGCACTTGGTGGAGCGATACCACAACTCCCAACAACGTGTTAGATAGACGAATTATTGACAACAAAACGAAACGATTATGAAAGAGAAATTCGAGTACAACGGTCACAGCTACGAAGTGGTACAGGTGGAGAACTCTACCGACTGCCTAATCATCCGTGACGGCAGGCAGACAAGGCGTGTAAGCAAAGTCATCGCCGACAATGCGATGGAGAACGTGGACAAGTTATTCAAGTAAGTAAGGCCATGACTAAAATCGAAATCACCATCCGCAAACTGGATGACGGAACGTACAGGAGCTTCATGTCAGCATCGGGCGAGCAACTGCCAAGCTATGCAACAGAGGAAATCACCATCGGCACGTTGAATGCCGTGGACAAACTGAACAGGAGGAGATGACCATGACAGAGGAATCACTGAAACAAGGACAGGCACTCCAACGGGAAATCGGGATGCTTGAAGATGCACTTGAAGCACTCGGCAGGGTAAATCAGGCAGGCGTGTGCATCGTGCTGCCAAAGGACGATAAGATTATTTCAAAGGTCAGGCAAGACTTGACGGCCTTCCTGAAAGAATACAAAAACAAATTCAGCAAGTTATGATTGAGTTTTACATCGTTATCGGCGGCTGCATAGGTCTTGCACTTGGCTTGTTTATTGACCGCAACGCAAGGCATGAACGTGACCAGCGCATCGCCGAACTGGAACAAGAAAGGACAGTATTGCAGAACATCTGCGACAGCAACAATGGAACAATCTCCCGACTAAGGAGAGAGAATGACAAACTTAAAAAGCGCCTAAAAGGAGAATGACAATGACACCGACTAAGGAAATGCTCAACGCATACCTGCACAGCGAATTTAAGAACGTTGATATGGATGCTGAGCTATGGTATTGGGCAGGCATAGCTGCTTATGCACACCTGCAAAGCCCTACATCAGATGATTGGAAGAGACAACACGGATTTAAAACTGAGGAACAATGAACTACCACATTCAAGGCGATGCAGCAAACGCCGACAAAATCAAGGCTGCGTTTGAGAGAAATGGAATAGACACTTCGGCTAATTCCAACTATGGCATAAGCAATCTCTTTTATTTTTCATGCAATGGCGAGGTAGCGGTGACACAGAACGGAAGTATCATCAATCTTATCAAGACCCACCCCGACTACAAGGAGTTGAAACTGCCAATTCAACCCAAATTCAAGGTAGGGGATTGGATAACTAATGGTACGTTTACTCATTGTATAGTGTCTATTGTTGATGGCTTCTACTATTTTCATGGAGGTGGGTATCTTGATTTTGGTAAGATTGATGGATATTATCATCTCTGGTCAATAGCAGACGCCAAGGATGGCGACATCATCGGTTTCAATGACTGCACGCACAATGATGGCAGTTACACTGATTGGGTTGGCATCTATAAGCAACGAACAGCCTTGGCTAATCAATATTTATTTCATTGCGTAATACCCAGTTGCCGCACTTTTCGTTTTGATGGAATGTGGAGAGTGTTCACAGCATATCCTGCAACCAAAGAACAACGTGACCTGCTCTTTGCCAAGATGAAGGAAGCAGGGTATCAGTGGGATGCCGACAAGAAGGAACTTCGCAAGATTCAGCCCCACTACGACATCTCAAACTTCCATGCAGGTATGCCTGTGCTAGTGAGAGACAGTGATAATGATAATGATGAATGGGCATATACATATTTTTCACATATCACTGACAATGGAGATTTTAATACTGGTGGGTGGACTTGGAAACAATGTATTCCCTTTGATGGAAACGAGCATCTGCTAGGGACTACCGATATGTGTGATGAAATGTACATTAACTGGTAAACTACAATGATTATGGACTGCAAAGATTTAAAGTGGAAAGACATACCTGGGTTTGAAGGTTATTACCAAGTATCCACTGATGGCACAGTCAAGTCTATTCCTCATGTCATTTCTCAGGGGACGAGGTTTGAACATATTAGTAAGGAGCATATCATCAAGCCTTATTTAGATGATGATGGTTACTTGTTGGTAAAACTGTGCAAGCATGGAGTTGTTAGTACACATCGTGTTCATAGACTTGTAGCGTTGGCATTTGTTCCCAATCCAGATGATTTACCAGAAATCAATCATAAGGATGAAAACAAGGTAAACAACCATCCAGATAATCTTGAATGGTGTACAAAAGCATACAACACAAGATATGGTACGAGGACTCAACGAACATCTAAAAGAGTTTGCCAATTATCATTGAATGGTACATTATTGTGTATGTATAACAGCGTTAGAGAGGCAAGTAGGGAAACTGGTATTGCACCTTGCAATATTAGAAACTGTGCATCTGGCAAGTTAATCCACAACAAAAAGGGTGACTACATTGCAAGAACTGCTGGCGGATTTAAGTGGAAATTTGAAAATAATTAAAATATTATGGATTACAAAGAACTTATGTGTGGCGATTGGGTTAAGGTAGAACAAATCACCGAAGTAGTCAATGCCAAAGTACTTGGTGTCTATAAAGACGGAATCAATTATGAGGTGGATTACTCAGGTGTTAGAGCCACCAACCAAATCCATACTGACTATGTTTCACCGATTAAACTCACCGAGTCCATCTTGGTGAAGAACGGGTGGAGAAAAGAACCTATCACCATAGATGGTGACTATGCCAACTGGCATGGAGAAATTCCTATCAGCCAAGCCGAAGATGAGTATAACTATGCGGACATTGAGTTAAGATATGTCCACACCCTGCAACACCTGTTGCGCTTGTGTGGCGTGGAGAAAGAACTGGTAATTGATTGAACTATGAGCAGAAAAGAAGATTTCAAGAAAGCATCTCAGTCTTTAGAAATTCAAGTAATTAGTAATCCTTGGACATTATTTGAAAAAGGCTGCGAATATGGCTACCAGTATGCCATTGAGAAGGCTTGCGAATGGCTTGAATCATTAAGTGGCTATGTTGTGTGCGGTGAAAAGGCAAATGTGAAAGATTTCCGTAGAGCAATGGAGGAATGACTATGAACAGAGAAGAAATAACAAATAGCCAAGATTATAAGGCTACCGAGGCAGCACTTGAATGGTGGTATTCGTTACCAGAAGAACAACGTAAGGCTACTGATATTGATGCAGAACCAGACATCGTTGATGCTTATACCGATGGCGTTATCTATGGCTGGAACAATCCCAACTGGATTTCGGTTGAGGAGAGGTTGCCAGAGAAAGACAATGAATTTGAAGATTACAGCAAATTGGTTATCGTAACAAATGGAAAGGATTTTTGGAAAGGTATGTACAACTATGGTGGTGAAGAATGGCTCACATTCGATTTGTGGAGAATTGATGACGCTACACACTGGATGCCGATTGTACCGCCAAGAAAGGAGGATTGAGATATGATAGTACAAGAAGACGTTCCTTACACTAAGGGGGAAGTTAAAGCAATGGTCAAGACTATTCATGACCTGCGTAATCACCTCAACCAACTTCGTAAGGCAAACAATCGTTTAGGTTGGCATTCGGGCATTGAACTACCGAAGACGCCAAAAAATGGTAATGGCAAAATTATCATCATAACATTTGACGATGAATACGGTGTCAACAATTATGCTGACGGCTGGAACATGGACAACATTAAATGGTGGTGCTATCCACCAAAGGAGGAGTGAGATATGAGTAACAGATTTAGAAGATTGCTCAATGCTTTAATATTACTTGGAGCAATAACACTAGGAGCAAAGGCGGTTGAACTACACGACCTGTGGATGTGCGCTGCCGCTTTATTCGCAGCATATAGTTACACTTTATTTACGAAGGACAAAGAATGACAACATTTTATTTAATAGCACTATTAATAACAATTTTAATTGTAGTGATACTTCTGTTCTTTGGTGTTGTTTGGAAATTACTTGACGATATTAAAGAATGGCAAAAAAGTCAATGCAGAAAGTTGGATTTAATCAACACGCAAATTGCTGGTATTTGGCGAGGCCAAGACAAGATTGAAACAAATACTGCGATATCTGCATCCATTGTTGGCAAGATGTATAATAACTTATGTAGCATTTCAGACAATGAGAAACCTCAATGCAAAGCCGACATTAAATATAAGATAACACAAATGTCAGCGAGTAACACCGCTGCGATGTTAGAAAATATGACAGACATAAGAAAGGAACAAGAACAACAAATGAATCCTGGAGACATGCAGAAACTTAGACAGGAAGTCATCCGAAATGCAGTAGTTGAGCCACCAATCCAGGATGTGCCATACATCAAAGTGATTTTCTGCAAGGGACATGATGGATGGATGCCATTCACTGGCTATGGTTGTGACCTTGATACCAAGACAATGGTAGAGTTTATTGAACAAATCAACAAAGCAGCCGATGTGCTTAATAAGAAAGGAGGGAACGATGGTAAAAGTAATTGAAGAATATCCGAAGCCAGTTGCTCAAGTGCGCTGCCACAACTGCGGTAGTTTGCTTGAATACGGCAATGCTGACCTGCACTACAAGATGAGCAACGAAATGGTATGTGCAAACATAGTTGCTTTAAAAGGACATTACATTTGGTGCCCTGTTTGCGGATGCGAGGTTGCTGCAACACAAATACCCAGACCAAAGAAAGGAGGGAACGATGAGTGAGAAATATCCGCTGATCATTACTGAGGAGTACTGGGCAAACTCCCAGCTCTCGATAGTGCGCTACTACGGCCACATCAGGTTCATGGGACACGAATACGTCATCGTCAACAAGGACGGCATCGACATCTTTGCCCTGTCGATCATGGCAGAGAAACAAGGTAAAGACAAGGCTATCGAGCCTGGAGAACCCTGCGACCTGTGCATCAAGAGCCTTGTCACCAGCTACCACAAGCTGGGTCGTGACCGCATCATCGAACTTGTCAAGCAGGGCAAAACCGAGAAAGAAATCAAGGAAATAGCAAAGAAAGGTGGTAAAGAATGACAAATAAGATTAAAGAGCTGAAAGACAAGATTAGCCTGTGCCTGCTGTTGTGGAAACCGCTGCGGGTAACGGACGTATTGACAACCAACGATGGTATAACGATGAGGGACTACACCGTAAGGCTGTTCGGCATCGCAGTGTGGTCAAGGTGGCAGCAATGGCCGACCGAGAAAGATAAAGCAATAGGATTCACGCCTGTCGGAGACAGCTTAACGTATGTGGAAGATGAATAAGGCGAAACTGTTGAAGATGTACATGGGTGGAGAACACGTCAATAAGATCTCACAGGAGTGCGGGTGTTCGGTAAAGACGGTTTACAAAGTCGCAGCCGCGCATGGCCTGCACAGGGAGGGCCGCACCCGAGCCATAAAGCCGAAGCCGAAACCCAGACCTGTTGTTGAAGAGCCGATGTACCGGGAGATACCGCCGCACAGCAACACAGTCCAACAGGCGCTGCAAGAAGAAAGGGAGCGTATGCGCAAGATGGTTGATGATCGCAAAAAATGGCAAAACGACCATAAGAAATGGTTTAGCCTTCGCTCCAACAAACGAGAATACGACGAATAGTTTGTTTATATTGTTTATAGCCGCCATGCGTTGAGAAACGTGTGACGGCTTTTTGTATTAAAACCGCCACGATCATCGCTGACGGTGGCAGTTCCTCTAATTAACCTTTAAACCTCATAGAAGCGGGTTCATGTGTTTCACAACACCCCACCCGCCCAAAACTAAAACATAAACATCTCCTTTCTTTGAAAATGAAACAACTCAATTACAACCCAATGATGTCGTATGTCACTTTTGCCCTTGCGTAAGGCAAACCTTTGTTTTCTTTCGTGTCGTGCGAATAGCCTCCGTAAGCACCTATGCCTACCTTGCCGATTTTCAGCCTTGCGCCAAATTCTGCAAACGGCACTGCGGTCTTGCCGTTGAACTGATATTCGCAGCCTGCACCGACGTCAAGGAAGAAGTGCTTGCCCTTGTCATTGACCGTCTTTGTTATCGTTTCGGTGATGTACTGTGTTTCCTTATACACCTTGATGCTGTCAAGTGACGGCTCATAGCCGCTTACCCAAGCGTCATAGTCCTTGCTACCGTAGTGCTTGCTTGTGATAGGCACTTGTACTTCAACCGTGTCGTGAACCATGTTAGTGACCTCGATAAAATGGTCAACCCGT